AACGCTATCGGTTGCTGATGTTAATACTTCTGTTACTGTTTGAGCCATTTTATTTTCCTTTTATGAATTGTTGCTAATATAAGTTTCTGCTGTTGTAATAGCTGTAGTATAACTAGCCTTACTGCCCGAATCATCTATAACTACTTGTTGTTGTAAAATAAGTGTCAAAGCATCTACATTTCTTTGCATCATATCGTTTTTTTCTGCTTGTGTAAGAGTTGCAAAATCATTACTTGTCCAAGTTCCTGCATTAACTCCATTAATTAAATTAACAGAATCATCTGCGATTCCATACCATTTTGTTGCTGTAAAATCATTTGACATTTTTAACCCTCTAGTGTTGTTACTCTTGCTGTAAGAGCATCTATTTTGTCGTCTGCCTCTTGCAGAGCTTTAATTAAAATTGGTATAAGTTTTGCATAAGTTAATCCATAATTGCCTTTTTCATCTTTAGATACAACTAAGTTTGTTTGTTCTTCTACTTTATAACCTGCTGCTCTTTCTAAAGTTTCAACATCTTGGGCTAATAAACCTGTAACTAATTGTGGTTTTTTCTTATCGCCATTAGGTGTAACACTTAAATCATCACTATAGTCCGACCTCATGTCCCATTTATATTTTTTAGGAGCTAAAGAATTTACAAAATTTAAACCTAAGTCTAAATCAGTTACATCTGTTTTATCTCTTGAGTCAGAAGTAACTGTCCAATCAACTTTAATAAGTGCATTTGTAATGCTATTGTTACCTAAAACAATATGGTTTGCACCACCAACAACATTACTAGGAGAACTTGATGTACCTGCTTGATAACCTGCAAAAAAGTTATTAGACCCTGTTGTGGTAACTGAACCTGCTTCTCTGCCTATAGCTGTATTGTGAACTCCACTTGTAACTACATTTCCTGCTTGATAGCCAACATAAGTACCACCATAAGCAGCATGAGCTGCATTTGCTGTTTTTGAGCCTATAGCTGTAATTTGTGAGTTAGATGGACTATTACCTACTCCTAATGCTTGATAGCCGATACATACATTATCTTCTTGTGTTGCTTGATTTTCTAATGCTTCTCTACCAACAGCTACATTATTTCGTGTTTGATAGGATGAGCCTGTTACTAAAGATTTTGCAGCATAAGCACCAACTGCTGTATTAGAATGTCCGTCTGTTATACTATCTAAAGCTTCATATCCTATTGCAGTATTAAAAGATGCAGTTGTATTGTTTTGTAAAGCATATCTTCCCACTGCTGTGTTTTGACCACCTGTAGTGTTGTCTTGTAAAGCTAACATTCCGACCGCTACATTGTCTGTTGCTGTTGTATTAGATTTTAAAGAATCAGTTCCGATTGCAACATTAGCAGTTCCAGTAGTATTTGCTGCCATACAGTCTGCACCAATAGCAACATTATTATTTGCTGTGTTTGTTTTTAAAGCACCATATCCTAATGCGGTGTTACTAGAACCTGTATTAAGTCGTAAAGCATTCCAACCTATACCAACATTATTACTTCCTGTTGTAACTGTAAAAAGTGCATCTGACCCTATAGCAACACTATCAGTGCCAGAAGTAATATTATGCATTGCCCTATATCCAATAGCTATATTGTCATCACTATTTGAGTTTTGTAATGCTCCAAGACCAATACCAATATTGTAATCTCCAGTTGTGTTTGTAAATAAGGTTGCTTCTCCTATTCCTACATTTCCATTTCCTGTTGTGTTATCAGGCAAACACCTAGAGCCTAGTACAGCATTTTGTGCACCGGTTGTATTGTCTTGTAATGCTACATTACCTACTGCAGTATTTAATGTACCTGTTGTGTTGTATCTTAATGCTTGAAACCCAGATGCTGTATTAGAGTCACCTGTACTGTTTGTTTGTAATGCGTAAGCACCTGTACTAGTATTACCAGTACCTGTAGTGTTAAGAGATAAAGCGTTGTAGCCAACACCTGTATTGTTGGATGCTGTTGTATTTGCACTTAAAGAACTTCTACCAACAGCAGTGTTTTCTGACCCTGTAGTATTAGCATCTAATGAACTCCAACCTATTGCGGTATTATTATCACCGCTAGTTAAAGCTGCAAAAACATCTATACCAACACCTGTGTTGTAGTTAGCTGCATCAATTGTACCTGTAGCATTGTCTCCAATCATTATAGATGCAGTACCAAATGTTTTATGAGTTGGTCCTCCACCTGCTGCTTCCCAAGCTGCGTTACCACTTCCGTCTGCTGTAAGCACATGTCCGTCTGTTGCATTGCCAGAAGCTAATGCTGATGAAAGTACATTAAATGTTGCTTTTGTTGTTGCCATGTTTGTTTATCTCCTGCCTGAAGGTATAAAGTCTACGTAAAGACCATTAATTGTATAAGGTGCTTTTGTATCATTACTTATAAATGTAAAATTGTTACTGTGTCCACTGCCTTGTAATGGCACTCTAATTAAAGGATTATTACCACCACCAAATACTGTTGTACCAAAAATACCATCTCCAAAGATAGCAGGTGGATTAATAGTTCCTAAATCAAAAGGGTTAGGTGGTTGAGGTGTATCTGTATTACCATAATCAAATCTAACTTGAACATCTGGTTCTACAACACCTTCAGCACTTGCAGATACTTTTACAAAGTGTAAAGTTTTTAAAGTACCTAAATCACCATAATCATAGTTTGGTGTAGCATATCTTGCTAAAATGGAAGAGCCATCAAAGTTATTACCTGTATCGTGATTATACACGTAACCTGTAGTAGAACCATGAAAATACTTTTCAACACCATTTTGATTAAACCCCGAGCCAATCTCAGTAACTTCTATTCCTCTTGTTTCTCCCCACTCAAATCCGTTGGGTCTTAATGTTCCTATAATACCTCTTTGTTGATTTCCAGACACTGAAGTATCTGTATAAAATAATCTATATTGTGATTTCTCACGTATAACAACACTACTAATAATAAAACTATTAATGTTGTTGGCAAGGTCTGTAAGTAAAGGTTGGATAGCTTTACTAACTGTACCCAACTCAACGTCTCCAATCCTTGCAGTACCAGCGACTGTTCTCAGTCCATCTGGTGCTAAAAAGAGTAGGTCACCGCCTATCTCTTGAATACTATAACCACTTAAACATCCAATGTTTTTGGCTACAGGTATAACTACCGGTGTGCCATTTATATCTTGTAACTTAAATATACTATTTTCACAAAATATAAACAGTTCATTACGGAAGCTTTTTAATCCTACTATCTGGTCTGATAAGGTTATAGAACCTGAACCAGTACCACTAAAGTCGGTGGGGTCTAAAAGTTTACTATAAAATACTGTGCTAAGATTATCTTCTACACCTGCAACAACTAAATGTTTATCGTGTATCTCACCATGTGTTGCAAACTTAGTTCCTGTTACAGTAACTTCACCACCAAAGAATGTTCTTGTATTAATGTTAGCACCTGTACCTTCCATTCTAAAAAAGTAAGGCTTGTTAGCTCCATCACAAATTACAAGCAATCCATAATCAAAGTCTGCTCCTTCAAATAAAGAAAAGCTAACTTGCCCTTGTGATGTACGTGTTAATGTACTTCTGCCTGTAAAGGCTGTGTGGTCATCACCACTACTTGCTACAGAACTTCTACTTACATTTAACCAACTGTTTCCATCTTGACTAAAAAATATTCCTGTTCCTGCACAGGCTATAACACCATCAGCATAAGGTATAACTCCTAATACATTTGTTGTGCTACCTGTAACTTTAGCACTACCAAACTGACTAAAACCATTTATACGTCTATATCCACCTTCGATAGAGACTTCAAAGTTTCGCAGTTCTTGAGCAACTCCGGGACTTTTAAGTAAATCAATCGCATTAGAAGATTTAACTAAGCCACCAGAACAGGCTACTGTATAAGGTTGTGATGCTGCCATATATTAAAAATATCTTCTATCGTCTGTCATAGTACGAGGAGTAGGATTAATCAAATTAGATTTCATACTTCTCAATGACTTTTTATAATCATCCATAGCAAAAGCTGCTTGTTGTGGAGATTCTTTAAACTGCCAAACATAATATCTTGTTTTAGCTGTTATGACATTCGTATATTGTTCTGGAAATACAACTGTATCTCCATGTGCTGTAAGTTTTGTTGGCTTATCAAAAGCATAAAAATGTACATTGTAAACTTTATCAGGGATTGGACTCAATCCAAACTTTCTAGAATCAGGAGATTTAATTACAAATTTAGGTTCTCCAAAAGATTGTGACCCTGCATCATCTGCATTTTCACTATCTCTATAATATCTTTTCCAGTCTGCTAAGTTTAAAAACATTAACCCTTTTGATATAAAGGGAGCTGATTCACCACTAACATTAATTGTAGTTAAATAAAAATCATCCCAGTCTATAGAACCAAAATCATCTTGAACGCTTGAGCTACTAGCTTTTAGTTCGTACCACCTAGTACCAGCTACTGTAGCTACTGTTACGTTTCCATAGAAGGGATCAGTTGCACCGCTTTCGCCTACTGCAAAAAATGGTAACTGTGGTTCTTCATTTGCTATATCAAATATAGATTTATTAATAGCATCCTTGACAAACTGTTGAAGTCCTACAGCACTT